AGGGAGTAGTAAGAGGCTCGATCGCCCTTACCTCATAACCAGGGAGGGGTCTTGGACTCATGCTTCTCGACGCTTTGCCGATGAGCGAGTCAGCCCTGAGGCGTTGTGCACTAGATATTTTGTATCTATAGTGGAATGGGAGAGAAACCCCCATCCCACCTGCTGCCTCACTGACAAACAAGTTTCTTGTTGTCACCTTCCCCTGGTACTCTTCACTATACTTCCCGACGTCAGAACGGATCAGACACTCAATTTGGATGCTCTTCTTGTTCATTTTGAACCAAGTATGGTAGAGAGATCTCTGCCTACCAGGAAGGGAGCCCTTCATGAGTCGATTTAAGCAAACCGCAAAGTTTGAATCGTCGACCCCTGAGTGTTTCGCCGCCATTTCGCGTATTGTGGGTGGAAACTGAACCACATTTTCGTCCATCAACTCCCCTAAGGAGTCTTCCTTCTCAATCGAACTAGGTCCTAATTTCTTTTGAACCTTATGTCGACCGAGGAGAAGACCTACATTTAGGAAGTCAATCTGCCAAGGGGTTGAATCAGTACTCTTCAGATCATGATGGATACTGACAGAGTTGATATTGGCGTAAATTGGGTGATGGTAAGCCTTCCCAATACTCATCTCCAGCCCAACCTTCTTTCCCAGTTCGATATGTTTACCCCAAAGCTCTTTTGGAGCAGTGTATAACATATCATCTCCGTTTATGAGAACATGACGGAGACGCTCGAAGCCTTTCCAACCTCTTTGGTGCTCCCTGGTAACAAGGAGATAGAGGCCAAGATTGGCGAGACATAGAACAGGAAATGAGAGGACTGAGCCCATAAGCTGACCGTTTTGTTGAGTCCCTCTGAACTCTGGTTTATTTGTAAGGAGGCTCGGGTAGAATAAATGATGGGGCCCTAGTACGGATCGATAAATCTCCTTTTGATGGAGAGGTAGATCCTGTATTAGGTACTCAAAAATTCTACCAGAGTACTTCCAACTGAGACCATCGGTCGCAGCGGAGTAGTCTATAGAAAACCATTCCTCATCTGATTTTGATCGTTCTTTAAGGTCAAAGAGATCAGTGGGACAAAACGGCCGTCCAACAAGCCGAAACGGGTCCAAGGATCGAAGTGAGTCATGCATCCTCTTCTGTAGAGGACGTGAACAATAGTAGGGTAAGGATTCTCCCTTACTAATTACTCTCACTTTGAAAGGCTCTAGGACCGCCTGAATCGTACAATTGAGTTCCTTTAACTCAAGTTGACGCGAATGAGCGAAGAGATCACCCCAGGACGAGCCTGAGTTTCTTCCGCATGTGCTAGGTACTGCTCGGTACTCTTGCACAAAAAAATTGTACTCTTTCCCATGTCGGAAGACTCTTGGGAGAACCTTCATCTTCACCAGTTCATCACGGTGAAAGTCAACATGGAGACCAATGATATCTTTAAGATCGTCATACTGGCCACCCTGCGCTCTGTTTTTATCGAAACAAGAGTTGGCACTAGGGGACAGTTTGAGAAAGTCCTTTTCCTCAACCTTTGAACAGTTGAGTCGGACTCGGTCCAGAACTTTGAGAAAAGTCTGGTCCTTGAAAATCTCATTGATGGTCACTTCATCGCCCTCATCGGGCTTGGAAAGAGTAGCAAAATGGGTATCATAGGTAGCGTCCACGAATGTGTCGGACGCGGGCAAGGCTCCGCGCTTTGCCTGAAACCATGAATACCAGAGATGGGTATTCCTTCGATTAAAGATTTTCTCTCTAACTCGAAGCCATCTCCGAAGACCCCCAACCGGCATAAAGACCAAGTCTGGGGGGGCAGGCGGATCGTTTTTCAGATACTTCGCGAGAGGAGTGGCCAGGGTGTGCTTTGCACGCTTTAACCATACTCCCTCGTCCGAAGTCGAGTTAAGGTAAGCTTTCAGCTGTTCCTTCAACTCATTTCGAATATTCCGTG